AGATCTTGTGGTAAAACGTCGTAGGACGCTTACCGGCGTGTTCGCCCTCGGTGATCTTGAGACGCGTCTCGATGAAAGCGTTACCGTTCTGGTTCTCCCCGGCTTCGGCCGACTCGATACGGCATTGGTATACGCCCACCGGGGCGACCTCGGTGTGTCCGTTCTCCTTGGCCTTGGCGACCAGGACATCCCACGGGACAGTAGTCATGATGTGTTCCTTACTCCGACTTGAAGCCGGGGAAGATCTGGCCCATCATCTCGGTGATGTTGGGGTTTTCAATGGAGTTGGTGGTGAATCGGTCCTCGAAGTGCGAACCGGTGATGTAGTTCGGGTTCGGCTTCACCATGAGCGAGCGAACCAGCGGGCTGTCAGCGGCGATGATCCCATCCGCGTTCGGCACCTGCTTGACCGTGAGGCACGCTGTGGTGTTCATCCAATAGGCGATGCCCTTGCGCAGCGCGCCTTCCATGTTAGGAACGTACTTCCCGTCCGCGCGAAGGTCACCCTCGGCCGTGAACACCGCTACCCGGAATGGGTTGCGCACGTCCTTCACCATGTCCCGGAACCGCTGCACCTTCTCGGACATGCGGGTCAAGAGCTGGCCCCAGTCAGAGTACTGCTGGTTACCGGACTGGAAACCGGGCAGCGCTTCCTTGCATCGTTTCTGGAGCTGCGTCACCGAGTCGACCACGATCGACTGGAACGGGTGGTCGGGCTGGATAGTCCAGCCGATCACCTGTTCAACGGTCTCCCATCGAAGCACGTCGACCACGCAGATATCCCAGGTCCCGTCCGCCTTCGGTGGTGCTTCCTTCGGGTCCCACCACACGACGCGGTAGGGCTGGTCAGGGTTGTTCGGGTTCTTACGCCCCTCGAACGCGTTCCAGCTTCCTTCCGCGTCGAGTGCGAGCACCGGCCCTGGGCAGCTCGCACCAAGCGTCGACTTCCCGCGCTTGGTTTCGGCATACACCAAAAACGTCGCGTTGTGGCGCGGGTTTCGGTCTTGTGTCATTGCATCCTTTCCCTTTGTCCTAGGTCTGAATTATATCACGCCTCATCTGTGTCCGCTCGGTACCGCTCGATCATGTCCAGAACTTCCGATTCTGTGACTTCACGGTACTTCATCGATTCGTTTCCGTCAGAGGCGGTGAACGTTTCGAAGGAATACAGGTTCAACTTTGGTCTTGGCGGTACTGCAAGATCGCACCGGCCCCACTGGTAACTGTGCTCTATCCGGCAGTCACGGGAGCATCCGATATCGAACGCCTCTTTGTTCGGCCATGACTCACGCATTGTTGACACCTTCCGCATACCTGGCAAGTGGGTCACGCTCGGTGAACTCCTCGCGTACCATGTCCTCCGCACGGGAGCCGTCATCGAACATCGGGCACAGTGTGAAGAACTGGCACTTCCAAGAACATGAGTCGTCCGGGCTCGGCTCGGCAATGTGCGCCTGCTCTTCGACCGTAGCGTCTTTGAGCAACGCCTCAAGCTCGAATATCTTCGTGATCTTGCGCTTCATATGCAGCTCGTAGGACACGATCTGGTCGTCGTTGTGGTTGACCTCGAACCGGTCATAGAACGGCGGTTTCGCCTGCTTGCCGCGCTTGACCTTCTTGAGCACGTTGTACAACGCACCGTCACTCCACGTGCCTGTCGGTTGCGTCATGCGCTCAAGCCACGCGTAGTGCAGCATCTGCGAGTTCATGTGCAGCGTCGCAAGTGCTGAGGTCAGGCTCGCAGCCGTCTTGTGGTCAACGAACTTCCGCGCGCCGTCCATGAGCCTGAGCACGCGAGCGTCCAGCTTGCCAACGACTTCGAACTCTCCAAACCGCTCCACGATCTCAGGCGCGAAGTCAGAGCCGCGAACCGAAACGATCTCCTCAATCGCGGTGAACTCGATACCGGCGTCAACCCCTGATTCGGCAATCCAACCGGCATAGCCTTCCAGCATCGCGCGTTCCAGCTCGCAGTCTTTCTCGAACGCCTTCGACACTTCGACATCGGGGTACACACCCAGTTCGGTGCAGTTCTCCAGATACGCCTGCCAGTCGGCATCCTGTGCGGCTTTGAGAACGTCGAGATACGTCTCAGGTTCGGGACCGTAGAAAACCTCCAATGCGGTGTGCACTCGGCTACCGGACTTGAGCGGACCGGAAGGGTTGAACGAAGCCGGTGCCAGCCTGCGGTAGTCACTCAACCACCAACGTCTGGCACAGGCGAACGTCTTAAACTCACTCTGGCTGAATCGCCTCATGTTCCCTCTCCTCTCTCACTTCGGCCTCGAACCTAGGCGACCATCGCTCCACGAACACTTTCAGGTTCGCGATGCGCTTGCGTTTCTTCTCTTTGGCGATGTACTCGGGTGTTGCCTTGGGGTCGTCATATCTCATGCTTGGCGGCATCATGCTCCCATCAATCCGGTTGCTTCGATCTTGGACGCTTCCGCGTCCAGATCATCGGTGGTCTTGCCGAGCGCGACGAGCTTAGCGCGGTCACGCACGATCTCCTCCAGTCGTTCGGCCTTCTCATACAGCCTTTCGAGCTGCGTTTCTTCGATCGTGTCAGCGGCTACGAGGTCAATGATGGTCACCTTTTCATGCACCTCGGATCCGATCCGGTGGATACGGTCGACACCCTGGTTATTGTCGATGAGGCTCCAACTTCTCTGGAGGCGCACCATGGTGTCAGCGCGCGTGAGGTTGAGACCGACCCCACCGGCTTTGTAGGTGAACAGGATGTAGTCAATCTTGCCGTCCTGGAACGCCTGAACCGCAGCGTCCCGCTCATCAGCCGAAATTCCTCCGGTCACCCGAGCGAACGGGATACCAGCGTCGGTCATACGGGCTGCTGCCAGGTCGATCAGTTGCCGGTGTTCAGCGGCGATCACGAGCGGCTTGCCCGGGTTGTCTTCGATAATCGACATGAGTTCATCGATCTTCGAGGACTTCGGGCTGTCGGTAAGCGACACAAGCCACGTGGCGGGGTCATCAGGAGTTTCCCCATGGTCAACCTCGCAGTAGGCGGAAGCGAATTGCAGCAACCGGGTGGCCCCTGCAAGGTTCCCGTTGGCGACGAGGACCGTTCCGTCTTCCAGTACGGTCACCAGTTGCTCGGCAATGTCCTTGTATGCCTTCGCCTGCTTGGGGCTCATCTCGACATCACGTCGCATGAACACCTTGTCAGGCAACTGCTTGAGGACATCCGCCTTGATCATTCGCCGGAAGTGCGGGTCAAGGATTTTGAAGAACTCCTCTTTGTGCTCCTGGTTCAAGCCCACAATTTGCATAGGCCCGAAATGGCTGTATTCAAGCTGCGCGTACCGGTCGATGAAGGCCGACTTCGCAGGCCACGTGAGCGGGTCGACCGCGTGCATGATGCTCCACAGGTCACCGGGGTGGTTCGCCACAGGCGTTCCCGTGAGCGCCCAGCGGTATTCGACCGTAGGCCCGTGAAACACGTTCCAGATAGCGCGCGTCTGCATGGCGTTCGGATCTTTGACCCGGTGCGCCTCATCGAGCACACACACCCGGAACGGGATGCGGTTGAGTTCCTTCTCGTGCACCTCGCAGGCGGACTCTTTCAGGTCCGGCGTGCCGGGTTGCGTCTTCGTCTCGCACTCCATGCAGCGTTTCAGGCGCGTCGAACCGTACGGGGACAGACGGGAGTGTATTTTCATCGCTTCAATGTTCACGATGATGATCGCGTTGTCAGTCTCAGCCGCTTCGGTGATCTGCACGCGGCGCTTCGCGGCGCTTCCCTGGATCACGAACGGGTTCGCCTCGGGCAGCCACCGCTTGATCTCGCGTTCCCAGTTCCGTTTCAGGGAGTTGGGGCAGACGACTAGTGCGGGGTATGCGTCTCCGATGCTGTCAACTGCTCGAATACCCGCAAGGGTCTGAAAAGTCTTGCCCGTACCCATATGGTCACCGAGCAGCACTAGGCGTGCTTTGACCAGAAAGTCACGCCCTGGAATCTGAAACGGGAACAGGTCGGCATCGTGGTCGTTGGCGAACTCGGAGGTACCGTCAATCGACAATGCTTCACGCAGTGACAGCACTTCGTCACGCCGTGCACGCTCCGAACGGGCCCAAGCGGCAAGCTCGGGTTCGACCACGATCCGATCGCCGAATAGTTCTCGCAGCACGATGCACGCCGCGTAGGACTTCGGGAGCGTCCAGCGCTTCGCCTTGCGGTCCCACTTCTTGCCTGGGATCATCTTGATCTGATACGAGTCATTCCAGAGCGTTTCGTCGTGCTCACCGTTCGCCTTGCGACTGAACAGGGTAATCCGGTCGTCTTCGCCCAGCTCGGCATAGATCTCATTCATCCTTCATCCTTCCGTCGTAGGTTCCATACTAGCATCCCGCACCAGTTCTGACCAGCGGGGATAGTCCACGTCCTTGAGGAGTGCGAACGCCTGTCGGGCAGCGTCGTTGGCGTGACGCAGCTTCGGTGAGTACCACCCGACAGCCTTGAGCATGTCATCTGAGGCAAACTTGAGGTTCGCCTTCGCGTACTGGCGAACGTCGGTAGCCGCATACATCGCCATAATCGCTTTCGCCATGCCGGTCACCTCAAGCGCATCGGTCTGCTGTGAGAGTTTCGCAGTCTTCGGTGTGATGATGTACCGCTCCACAGCCACGTGCACATCCCTGAATCCAACGTGATCCGTAGCATCTACCACGGCCGTGCGAAGGTACCTAGGCACCTCGGACGCGGGCATTTGTGCAGGCCACGTGTTAGAAGGATATCCAAACAGGTTCGGGCTCCCATAGGTGAACACACCTGTCGTGAGACCGGGGTCGATACCGATAATCACGTATTCGTTACTCATTAATCTTTCCCCATCGTTTTTCCCCATCGTTTTTCCATGTGTCGGCGAGCATCGCACTTTTTGCACCCGCGCTGAATGCCCGATTTCCCTTTTGTATATCTTGTGTTCTTTTCGTCGTATGGGTGTCCGTACTTGCAGTGTGTCTTTTTTGCGTTGTGCTCCCATGCCCCACTGCGCCTAGTGTTTTCAGCGGTGGTGACTGGCTCAAGGTGGTCGGGGTTGCAGCAACGTTTGTCAGCGCAACCCCATGCGCGCACATGATCAAGCACCATTTCGTCAGGGATCGGACCTACCAACAGTTCGTAAGCAAGACGATGTACGCGAATTTGCCGGTTTCCTAGTCGAAAAACCCCATATCCCCCTTTGTCGGTTGAATCAAGCCAAATCATACAACCATCCGCATTGGGTAGCGCAATCTTTGACCAGAAACGGACCTTTACAGTGCCCTTCACTAGCTGCGGTCTAAGGGTTTTGTTTGGGTCACCGTGCGCCTTCCACCTGCGGTAATGGATGCTGCACCACCCCCGCGTCTCACTGGGTTTACGACACTCAGCTACTGCACACTTTGGTTTCATACTGTCAATTGTACAGCATCACAACTCGGACTTCATCGCCCAGCGCTTAGCTGTCGCCCCACCCGCAGTGAGCGGCAGAGACAACAGGCTGTCGTCGTTCATCACGTCTTGCATGGTCGCGATCGCATCCTGAACCTCATCGTCCGGTACATCAGCGATAGCCTCATCGTGCACGACCAGTGCGAGGTAATCGCCGAGCCCTGCGGCGTCGAGTTCCAGGAGCTTCATCTTCATGATCTCCGCCGCCATCTTTTGGATTTGGTGGTTGACCAGCTGATACATAAGGTTCGGATTGTGGCACAGCGACCGGCGTCCGGTAAGCGGTGAGATCACGTATCCAACCCCTTCATCTCTGTACCGCTGCCTGGCAACCTGCTGAATAGCATTCTGGAAGGCGGGCACACCGGGGTAGCTGTTCGCGAAGTCTCGTGACAGCTGCTCGATTTCGGCGAGCGGTCGTTTCGTCGTGGTCGCGAGGGTGTCATTTCCCGAACCGTAGATCGTGGCGTAACCGTACGACTTCGTAACGTTTCTCCTCGGGTCCTTTTTCGTGATCGTCTCGTCCTGATACACCTTCCGCGTGAGCGTCACGAAGAAGTCTTCATCCGACGCGAACGCCTCATACAGCCCGGGATCTTTCGAGAGGTGCGTCATGATGCGCATTTCGATCTGGTCGAAATCGAACAGCAACAGCGTGTGACCAGGTGAGGCAACGATGCAGTTGCGTGCGATCATGCTCAGCGGGTCATCAGCGTTCACCCTGGTGAGCTGTTGCAAATTCGGCTCACTCATGGACATACGGGACGTTTTGACACCAAACGCTCCGGCGTTCTGTTCCTTGAAGCCAAGCGTGTTGATGCTCGGGTGGATTCGACCGTCATACTCGGAGTACATCAAAAACTTCTTGAGGTACGTCGAGTTGATCTTTTCCGCCTTGGATCGGTGCTGCAAGAGCTGCACCAACGGGTGTTCGATGCCCTCAAGCGCGAACTTGTCCAGCGACCAAGCGTCACCGCTGGGCGTCCGCTTCCACAACTTCACATCGTCGGCAATCAGGTGTTCAACGACTTGCGTAGCCGAACCGAGATCGACTCCGAACTCATCGAACCCGCGCTTTGTCAGCTCATCATGCAAGAGTGCAAGCTCGGTTCGTTTCGATTGGGTGTACTCGCGGTCGCAAGCGATTCCACGGGTTTCCATTCGGTCAGCCAAGAAACTTGTTGCCCCAGTCATTAAGTAACCGCTCTGCTCCGCGTCCACTTGGGTAAGGTTGGCGAGCGTGGACTCCAGAGTGACGATGACCTCCTGGGTGCGAGCGACCATGGCCAACGTGACCGTCAGCCGGTTCGTCGCCCGATACGACAACCAACCGGTCAACAGCAACGTCAGGATCGACATCATGAAACCGAGCGTGATCTTGCTTTTGACGGGAAATCTTG